ATCTCCACAGCTATTTAAATGTGCAACGGGCGTGGGGTTTCGTGTGAAAAAATTGCGAAATCAAAAGGGTAATAAGGCCCGCAGATAGAAAGGCGGTGAGAATCGTGCCAACAAAATCGAATAACACAGGCGGCCGTGGCGGAAAACGTCCGGGTGCAGGTCGTAAGCCAAAGTCCAATCTGGAAAAGGTGCAGAACGGCAACCCCGGCGGTCGCAAACTAACGATGCTGGATATTCCCGATGTGGAAGGTATCCAGATGCCGAAACCAAATGAACTGCTCAGTGCAAAGCAGCGTGACGGTACGGAACTGAGAGCAAAGCAGATTTATGAGGATACATGGAACTGGCTCAATTCCATCGGCTGTGCGGGTTATGTTTCCCCGCAGACCATTGAGCGTTACGCTATGTGTGTGGCGAGATGGCTGCAGTGCGAGGAGATGACAAATGAACTTGGATTCTTATCAAAGCATCCCACAACCGGAAAACCTGTCACCTCCCCGTTTATCAATATCGGCATCAACTATATGAACCAGGCCTCAAGGCAGTGGGACAACATCATGCAAATCGTAAAAGAAAACTGTTCCGTGGATTTTTCCGGTACCAATCCGAATGATGATCTGGAACGACTATTGCACCAACGAAAGGGGTTTTAACCATGATTGAAAAAGTAAATCCGAGCCATCCGGACAAGGTGGCAGACAGAATCGCAGGAGCCATTGTGGATCTGGCGTATGCAAAAGAAGATAATCCGAAAATCGCAGTGGAGGTTCTCATCGGTCACGGTGTGTGCCATGCTATCATTGAAACCACAGCGGATTTGGATAAGGCTGAAATCATCAGTGCCGTGCATCGCATCGCAGGTGTGATGGATACGGACATCGTTATCGTTCCCCAGGATAAGCACCTGTCAAACAATCAGAAGGACGGTATTCGCTGTGGCGATAACGGCATTTTTAAGGGTATGCCTCTGACACAGGAGCAGGAGGAGCTTTCCCGCATTGCCCATGACATTTACGGCAGATGCCCTTATGACGGAAAGTACATTATGGACGGTGTTCGCCTAATCATCTGTCAGAGCAATGTGGAAACGGTAGATTTGAAGAGGCTTTATTCCGGTGCGGAAATCAATCCTCTCGGTGACTGGACCGGAGGCACCGATGTGGATACTGGAGCAACCAACCGTAAACTCGGCAGTGATATGGCTGATTCCGTTACAGGTGGCGGTCTTCACGGCAAAGACCTCAGTAAGGCTGATGTGTCTGTGAATGTGTATGCGTTCCTGAAAGCACAGAAAACCAAACAGCCTGTGCAGCTTTGCTGTGCCATTGGAGATGACACCATTGATGGCAAGCCTTATGCGGAAATCGTAGCCATTGCGAGAGAGTACATTCAGAACCTCGGTGGCTTTGAGAAGTTCGCTGAATGGGGTCTGTATTAAGGAGGGCGCTATGGGAAGAACAACAACGCAGATGGAACTTGTTTCCATTACAAAATTAGTGCCGTATGTGAATAACGCCCGTACCCACTCCCCGGAGCAGATTATGAAGCTCCGTTCTTCGCTGCGAGAGTTCGGCTTTATCAATCCTGTCATTATTGATAAGGATTACGGCATCATTGCCGGACACGGCCGTGTGATGGCTGCAAAGGAAGAAGGCATCGATGAAGTGCCTTGTGTTTTCGTGGACTATCTTACCGAGGCACAGAAGAAAGCCTACATCCTTGCCGACAACCGTATGGCGCTTGACGCAGGATGGGATGAGGAAATGCTGAAAATCGAAATCGAGTCCTTGCAGGGCATGGATTTTGATATCGGTCTTGCAGGCTTTGACGATGACGAAATCGCAGACCTTTTTGCCGGAGATGATAAATCCGATGTGGAAGAGGACGATTTTGATTTAAGCGATGCCCTGGAAAAGGCTGCCTTTGTGGAGCGTGGCGATGTGTGGACGGTGGGCAGACACAGACTGATGTGCGGTGACGCCACCAATCCCGATGATGTTGCTACGCTGATGGATGGCAAGAAAGCCAACCTTGTGCTGACCGACCCTCCGTATAATGTAGCCTTTGAAAGTTCCGATGGTCTGTCCATCAAAAACGATAAGATGGCAAGCGAGAAATTTTATGAATTTCTGCTTTCGGCATTTCAGAACATGGCTGCACACCTGGAAAAAGGCGGTGCTGCTTATGTGTTCCATGCCGACACGGAAGGCTTGAATTTCCGTAAGGCATTTATTGATGCAGGCTTTCATCTTTCCGGCTGTTGTATTTGGGTGAAAAATTCCCTGGTGCTTGGCAGAAGTGATTATCAGTGGCAGCACGAACCTGTGCTTTACGGTTTCCTTCAGAACGGCAAGCACTACTGGAGCAAAAACGCAGGCAGAAGCCAGACCACCATCTGGAACTTTGATAAGCCGAAGAAAAATAAAAACCATCCGACTTCCAAGCCTCTTGACCTTTTGGCATATCCCATCGGCAATTCCAGTCGTGAGAATTCCATTGTGGTCGACACCTTTGGTGGCAGCGGTTCTACGCTGATGGCTTGCGAGAAAACAAACCGTATCTGCCATACGATGGAGTTGGATGAAAAGTACGCATCGGTCATCCTCCGCAGATATGTGGAAGATACGGGTGATGCAGACGGTGTCTTTGTTATCCGTAACGGTGTGCAGATACCGTATGCCGACCTTGTGAAGGAGGTTGTCACAGATGAATAAGAAACCTATGACCCTCGGCAGCCTTTTCGATGGCTCCGGGGGATTTCCTTTGGGAGGCTTGATTTCCGGCATTACCCCTTTGTGGGCATCGGAAGTTGAGCCTTTTCCTATTCGTGTAACAAGCAAGCGTATCCCGCAGATGAAACACCTCGGAGATATTTCTGCCATAAGCGGTGCGGAGATTGACCCCGTGGACATCATCACTTTCGGTTCTCCCTGCCAGGATATGAGTGTGGCGGGAAAACGCAGCGGTCTTGATGGAGAACGCTCCTGCCTGTTCTACGAAGCAATCCGAATCGTAAAAGAAATGAGGTGTAAAACCAATGGCGAATATCCAAGATACATCGTGTGGGAAAATGTCCCCGGTGCCTTCTCCTCAAACGCAGGAGAAGATTTCAAAGCCGTCCTCGAAGCAGTCGCATCCGTCAAAGGCGACTATGCTGTACCTTGTCCTCCAAAAGGAAAATGGACAGGAGCAGGAGAACTGTTGGGAGACGGTTTCAGTATCGCATGGAGATGCGTTGACGCGCAGTATTGGGGAGTTCCCCAGAGAAGAAGACGTATCTATCTTGTCGCAGATTTTAATGGTGGGTGTGCCGGAAAAATATTATTTGAGTCAGAAGGCTTGCTTAGGAATCTTGAGGCGAGCCGATGCCCGTGGAAAAGAACTGCCGGAACTTCTGAAGAAAGCACTCCTGCGACAGGCATCGTCTTAAATGACCAGGGTGGCGACCGAATGGATGTCACCGATGATGTGACCTGCACCCTCCGTGCCGAGGCACACCATCCACCTTGCGTGATGGAGTCTGCGGGATTTTGTACGGAGCATTCTGCCGACAGCCGTGGCATTGGCTATGAGACGGAAAAATCTCCAACGCTCCGAGCGGGCGTTGTTCCTGCAACCGTTTATGAAAATCACTCCCAGGATACCCGCTATGTGGGTCCCCTTGATGTGGCACAGACCGTGGCGGCTACTTACGGCACAGGCGGAAACAATCAGCCGTTTGTGGTAGAGCCGACCGCTTTCGGTGTCTGCTCCAAGGACAGCAATGCCATGAAATCGGCAAACCCCAACAGCGGTTTTTATAAAGCAGATACCTCCCGTACCCTTGATGGGAACGGTGGTAACCCTACCTGCAACCAGGGCGGCATTGCCATCGTGGAAGGCAACGGCTTCCGTCCTTCCCACCACGGTAACGGTTATGCGGAAAGTGATGTCATGTACACCTTAAATACCGTTGACCGCCACGCCGTTGTTTACGCCATTGACCGTGAAAGTTATAACTGCGGTCAGAACTTCGCAAGGAATATGGGAATCAGTGATGAGGGTGTCAATTCCACACTGAAAGCCACGGGACCCGATGCGGTTGCCGTTCCCACCTACTCAAGCAGCAAGGCATCGTTCTTTACTTCTGCGGAAGAGGAACTTGCCAACACTTTAGTAGCTACGGATTACAAAGACCCTCCGCTTGTCAATGACACAGATTCGGATCTGGAATACATTGTCCGCAGACTCACTCCAACGGAGTGTGCAAGGCTCCAGGGATTTCCGGATTGGTGGTGTGCTGACCTTGGTGAGAAACTTCCTTCTGAAGAGGAACTCACACGGTGGGCAGAAATCTTTGAAACACATCGTAAGATTGTGGGAACATCAAGCAAACCAAAGACACGAAAACAGATATTCAAGTGGCTGCAAAACCCTCATTCTGATTCGGCGGAGTATAAGATGTGGGGCAACGGCGTGGCACTGCCCAATGTGGTCTATGTGCTGACGGGCATCGTGTACTATACACAAAATGAAGGGGTGTAAATCTACAAACTTTCTCCCTTGTATTTTGCACATATTACTTGCTATTTTGAGCCTTTAGAGTGATATATGTAGTACCGAAAATTAAAGGAGGTACTCACAATGAGAATTCATTACAATGTTCCTGGTAAAAAACGAAAGGAACTGGCACAGACCATAGCTAAATGGCTTGAGGCAGACTGCAGGTACAAGGGAGTTCCCACCTGCGCATACGAAGTGGACTACTTCACAATCGACAAGGAAGGCAACCTGCTGTTTGACGATATGGCAGACAGTGAGGTCATTGAAAGACTTCTGGAGCATCTTTACGATGAGGGGTTTGAAAGCGACATCTCAGAGTATGACAGCAAACAGCAGGAGCCTGTAATTTCCGAAGAAGAGCCGATGGAAGATTGCCCGCCGGATTACCTTACCCCCGCCGAAAACGAGCCACAGGGCGAAACAGTGGGGCTTACGGTGGCGATTCCCCTTGATAAGGTTGCGGTCGGTAACCTTACAAACCTTCTGGATGCCAAGGGCGGTCTTATTAAGAAGGCGCTTGGCATCCCGGCAACACCAATCGAAATCGGCGAGGACAGGATTTCCTTCCCTTGGTTCGAAGATGGATTGGATGCCGATGAGGTCAAGGCTTACAGCCACCTCATTGCTGCCCTTTGCGAAATGAGTAAAAATCAGAAACGCATCAGCGCCACGGAAAAAGCGGTGGACAACGAGAAATACGCATTCCGCTGTTTTCTCCTCCGCCTCGGCTTTATCGGAAACGAATACAAGACCGAGCGAAAAATCCTGCTCCGTAACCTTTCCGGCAGCAGTGCTTTCAAAGGAGGTGCCAAGCATGAGATTTCCGAATAAAGAAACAGTGGAGCGTGTACGCAAAGCCTACCCTGTAGGTTGCCGTGTGGAACTGGTGCAGATGGAAGATATGCAGGCACCACCCATTGGCACGAAGGGTACGGTTCGAGGGGTGGATGATACTGCCTCCATTATGGTTCGTTGGGATAACGGCTCCGGCTTGAATGTAGTGTACGGTGTCGATAGTTGTCGAAAATTGGATGCTGTGAAGATTACCTGCTACGGTCAGACGGAAGTCTGGGACAGCAGAAAAGAGGCTACCGACTTCTACCTTCGTGCCATTGCAGGGTCAGAGGGCAGCGAGTGTGAACGCTATACCAAGATTTACACCGAACTGCTTATGGGCAAGGAGGTCTGCACCGATGAATAAAATCAAGGAACAGATACTCGCCATCCGAGCAACCGGACAGACCAATATGTTTGATGTTCCGATGGTGCAGTACATTGCCAACGAGATGCATTTTTACGAATTGGTGGTATACCTTGAGGAACACCGTAAGGAATACACCCACTTTATTCTGACAGGCGAAATGGAGGACTGACTATGTGGAAAGAAGGAACAATCGGCATCCCGCAAAAGGACGGCGGTTACAAGGCAGTCCAATACTGGATAAAGGTTTATGAGGAAGGCAGCCAGTTCGGTATCAACGGCGGAAAAATCAGCAAGCTGATGCTGAAACTGAATGGTGAGGTCATTGCCAACTATGACAGAGGTTGGGACATCGAGCCTGCAACCGAAGAAGCAAACCTTGCCCTTTGCATTTTGCTGAACGAACACAATTAAAAATCCTGTAAAGGCAGGACGGAGCCGAGAGGCTCTGTTCCTCGTATACGCAAAGTCGCACCGAATATGGTGGCGGCTATTTTTTATGCCATTTTTGAGGAGGTGACGGCATTTGAGAAAACTGAAAAACTATAAGCCAACCCGCTTTATGGCGGAGGGCAGTTATTACGATAAGGATGCCGCCGACCACGCAGTATGCTTTATTGAAAAATTCTGCTGTCACACCAAAGGCACGTGGGATGGAAAGCCATTTGAACTGATTGACTGGCAGGAGCAGATTATCCGTGACATCTTCGGTGTTCTGAAACCTAACGGCTACAGGCAGTTCAACACAGCCTATATCGAAATCCCAAAGAAACAAGGCAAATCGGAACTGGCGGCGGCAGTGGCATTGTATCTTTTGTGCGCTGACTTTGAA